CTTGGAGCTAAATGGTTTGTGAATGGATGCCCATGTCTGGATAAGACGGGGCAAAGTCGCTGCCATTCCAATTGGAAAGTAGTCTAGTTCTGTTTTCGTTCCATGTCTTAACTTGTGGCTTCTTAGCTGAATGTCTATCAAAATGAGACAGGTAGTCTTTCTTAAGAGCCTGATAATCCTGGCTACTATAAAGGGACATCTCTAGGAAGGCCATATCTGCTCTTTCTTGGATAACTCGCTTAGCAGGAACTCCTGGAACTTTAGTCAACCATATTAACATGTCATGGATGGCGACTTTACGCAATCTGCCAAGAACATTGCCATCTGCATCTTGAAAAAAATCACGGCCTAGAAAAACATCGTCCTTAGGATCTACGAATTTGGGAACTTGAGCATCTTTATTAGGACCTGTGTATTTCATGCCGAAAAGTTCCTTGAAATAGTGGGCTATGACCTGCATGTTATAAGTGTCTTCAACCGCTGGATGGACACCTCCTCTAGAATCATCTCCCATAACTACCAATTTAACAAAATCCTCAAAAACCAAATCTGGATGAACTGTCAAGAAGACACATTTATGGCCAGCCCATACCTGATAAGAATTGTAAAATGCTGTAAGGAAGTGACCTGATGAATGCCCTCGCATGGCTGAATATACATGATTGCTGTAGACAAAGAGATAACCATTTAAGCCAGCTACAGCATTTATAGTCATACGATATTGCTCATCGTCCAAATCATAAAGTGATGTGACCAATTTTCCAAAACTATCAGCAAAATAATGTGAAGTAGAAGCTTCCTGTTTGCTGAGGTCTCCGTCAAGAATGTTATTGGGAGCAAATTCGAAGGAGGACTTTTCTTTAATCATCCTCCACTGGTGTGAGAGGGGATTGATGCCTATGCAACATGCGTTTTGTGTAGGGTGTTTGGTAACAAGGTCTATCATGTCGCCAAATATCATACGCAAAAAAACGTTGTAAGCTAAATCATGACCATTGATAATTCTTGGGAGGCCATTCTTGACCTTTTCCACATCCAAGAGCTCATCTTTGGTAAATTGGTGAGTGAGAGGCGTGACTGCATCTGTCTTAGAGAGCTCGAGATATTGATTGACCCTCTTCTCAAGATCTTCATGGTACCAACCTGTCGCAAAATTCACGACATCTTTCTTTGTGCCGTCAAAAGCATATCCAGCAAATTTGGAAGAGCTGGCAAAAGAGGATATGCCACGAGCCGGATCACCAAATAGGGCCGTTTGAAAATCGTAATGGTAACAAATCCTCGGAAGTTTGACAAAGCCTTTAGGGAAATCTGGACGTTTCAGAGCTTCGGGGGTCTCTAAAGGGGTAGGACCGAAATTGCTAGTAACAACATTGCGATTATGAGCGGCTTTAGAAGATAACGGAGCAGGATATTTGTGTTCGTACTTATCCTTAAGACCAAAAGCAGGTGAAGGAAAATAAGAAGAGACAGGAGGTGAAGTGAAAGCCCTACCTTGCCATTTTCCGACGCACTGGGCCCCTGGTATATGCTCAGCTTCAAAGAGGGGATCTATCTTTTCAACAACTCCAGGAGCGAAGGCTTGAAAATTGGCCTGGGGAAATTTATCTTCAATAAAAATTGGGCAAACATAAGCATCCATGGCACATCTAGCCTTATGGAAACCTATAAAAGGTTTGTCCAATCCTTCATTTCCAAGATACGGAAAACC